TTCCCCCTTTCTGGTTTTTTTTGTCTCTTTTTCACGCAGCTTTATGCTATTGTAGTTTTCACAACCTTACCTTGCGTGCAGAATGGATCTACTTTTTCTTAATTTACTTTTTTTCCGTTGTGTACTAGAGTCACATTATAACCCACGACCTTACTCTGTAGATAGATCATGCTCTAGGTAAGTGAAGTGAGGTAGTTGCATACTGCATCAGTAGCGCCGAGCAGTGCGGGGTCAAGTGCTCGCTGCGTCCCTTTCTAGGTTATATTACCAACTTTTCAACGTAGTATGGATATAATGCGCTTTGACAACCCTGTGCATTGCTGTAACATAGCCTCACATTTTTAGTAGTCAATTTGCTATCTATCTTGATAGTAATTACAATTGAGTCATTCAGCCCAACGTAGTAAGTTGGACACCACCCGACACAATCATTGATAGTAACGAGCCGTGACTATTGCCCGAGAGAAGCAATCGAAGAAAGTAATAGCGATGCAAATAGTATCTTTTTCATTTTGTTGTTTTTAAATCGTTTTCAATTAAATCAGTAATGTAATTAGAAAGGCTTCTGTTTTGTGACTTTGCTTTTTTGATAGTCCTTTCTTTGAAGTCCGTTTCGACACGAAGGCGTATTGTTTCTGTTTTCATTTCTTTATTTCCAGTTCTTTGCCAGTTAATATATAGTATAAGTTTTGAAGTTGATGGACAAATTCTATTTTGTTTCCAAACCTAAAACACCCATCATTAGTTGATATTATAGGGTATAATGAACTGTCAATCAATAATTCCTCATTTTCATAACCATTTTCCAAATTACCAACGCAAATACTATTAGATTCACGAAACCCAAATCTTTCAATCCATGCTTTAGTTATTGGAATGCCAGAATAGTCAGTCATAGAACGTGATACATCGTGTAGTGAGTCGGAGTCGGTGGAGTCTATCCTTGTGAGTCCGTCTATGCAGTGTTGAACGTAACTGCAACATCTAAAATCTCTAATATCCATATATGTAGCTACAATGTGTACACAAATATACGATTAAGTTTCATATTGGTTGCGATTAGGCAAAAAAAATAATCCAACACTAAAAGCATTGGATTATTAGTAACCTAAACCATAATCTAACTAAACAACAAAAATCTAATAATCGGCTTTCGCCCTATTTTTTAAATGCTCCAATCTTTCAGAGGGCAAACTAGCGTAATGTTCGCTAACAATTTTATTGAGGATTTGTGATCGTGGCATGTTGTGGTCTTCTGCATCAGCTACGATAAGTCTTTTCAGGTAGTTGCTTGGGTACATCTCAACCCTCCTGTCTAATGTGTCATTTTTAGCCATCTTTAAATCGTTTAGCAAAGATATAAATGTTACGGTAAGAGCTACAACTAATTACCGTAACATTTACGGTCTATTTAGGCTATTGTCCAATCTTTAGCACATGGAATTCATTTACACAGTCGATCCAAATTCTGAAACGCCAATAATGCTGATAAACAAGCATATCGGTTTCGATTCAGAATTAGGCATGGGCGTAAATGGGGAACAGTTCATGTCGGAGATGCTGGCATTGGACGCAATGGGTAAAAGCCTCATTAATGTTTGGATTAACTCAACTGGTGGCGGTGTATTGGCAGGAAGCAATATTGTTTCAGCTATACTAAACACTAAATGCAAGGTTGATACTTACAACATGGGCGTTTGTGCAAGTATTGCCGCTGTAATTTTTCAGACGGGTCGAATAAGGATTATGTGTGACTATTCAAAGCTGATGTACCACAATACGTCTGGCTCTGATTCATCGGACGTAATCAAAAACATGAACGATTTAGTTGCTACAATAGTAGCGGTGAGATCGGACACGCAAATAGAATCTATCAAAAAAATGATGGATCGTACTACTTGGATTTCGGCAAAAGAAGCACTAGACAATAACCTTTGTGACGAAATAAAGTCTAGTTCAGAATCTAATCGTGGAAGGCTTTCAAAAGTGTCGAATGACGCTCAATCTATATGGAAAGAAGCAAATTTAATTCTCAATTCAGCAATAACAACCAATAAAACCCCTCATAAAATGAATGAGTTAGCTAAAGTAAACAACCGTCTTGGGTTGATAGAAACCTCAACTGAGGAGTTCGCCCTAAAAGCGATTGACAAGATCGAAAACAAATTGACAGAAGCCGAAAACAAGGTAGTTGATTTGGAATCAGTAGTAAACAAGCTGAAAGGCGAAAACGCAGAACTGAAAGGTACTGTCGAAGCAGCCGAAAAAAAAGCAAATGCAGCTCGTGCAGAAGCGGAGTCGGCACTTGCATTAGAAACGGTTCAAAACTTCGTGAAGTTGGGCAAAGTTGCCAATAAGCCTGAAACTATACAGAATTGGGTAAGCATGGCATCAAAGGTAGGTATTGACTCGGTAAAAGCGATGTTGGAAGATTTACCTGTAAATAAGGTAGGTGCTGACATTGACACTGCAAAACCACAAGTTGACGCTTCAAAATTTGACCCGAAAACAAACATGGCGGTATTGATGGGCGAGATTCGCAACAAACTTGAACTTAATTAATCATTAACAATTAAAGGTAGAAAACATGCCAGAAGCATTAGTAATATCAGACACCACCTACTCAGGAACAGCAGCCTCAATGTTCCTGACAAGAGCCGTAATCGGTTCTGACACTATCCAGAAAGGATGTGTTATGGTCGAGGATGGAATCAAGAAACAGAAGACATTGCCTCGTATTGAGGTTTCAAGGTTCATGCAGAAAAGAGCTGCAACACCTACAAGTAAGGGAGTTGTAACGGTTGATGCAAAAGCGTTGACGCCTTTGGATGCGATGCTTTACTACGAGTTCAACCCTCGTGATTTTGAATCGCACTGGCAAGCTGAACAGCTTTCTCCTAAATTGTTAGGTCGTGAGTTGCCCGTAACTGTCGAGAATTTCATGATTATGCAGACAATGAAACGTCTGAATGAGTTCTTTGAACATGCGTGGTGGTCTTCTCGTTTGTCTTTCGATCCTGATTCTGGCACACAAACCCCTGCTGGTGTTGGTGATGCTGGGGCAGTAGACGAAGACGGAAACCCTGCTTACTACTACTGGGATGGTTTCATCAAAAAAGCATTAGATGACGCTACTACGTTGGCGGTTTCGTCTCCAGTTGCTTTAACTGGCGGTGCTGCTGGAAACATCGTAGACAAGTTCAAGCTTGCTTACGCTTTGATTCCTGCTGGATTACTTTACAAGTATGGTGCTGGTGGTTTGAAAATCCTAGTTTCGTATGCCGACCAAAAGAAATATGAAGACTTCTTAACTGAGTCGACATACAAAAACAACGATACTACCGAAAAAGGTATCAATCGCTGGAAAGGTTACGACATCGTTCCTTTGGCTGGTATTCCAGACAACACGTTCTTTTTCTGTATAGCAAAACCTGACATTGATTCAAACCTTTGGATTGGATTGAATTCAGTAGAAGACAATCAACTTGAATTGCGCCCTGTACAGAACAACTCAGAATTGTTCTTCGTGAAAGGACTTTTCAAATGCGATACACAAACAGCGTTCGGAGATCAATTGGTAATTTACACTACTATCACTGCATAATAACCGCCCCTGTAAAAAGGGGCTTAAATTTTAAAGACAAATGGCAAACGGAACTCCAAGATTCGGGATAGTTGCATCAGACGATAATACAGGAAGGGTATTAGTCAATAAAGTGTTAGAGCCTGCTTATGCAGCAACTCTAAGCATAAAACTAAACGCTTCTAAAACGCATTTGAAACCAGCAACATTGACAGGTGCAATGACGATCAACTGTGTTGAGACTTTTTGTGCAAAGTATGACGAACTGGTTGTTATCCTTACATCGGACACAACTTCTCGTACAGTAACATTCGGAACAAACTTTGTGACGGCTGGAACTATTGCTCCTGCAATAAGCAAGCAAGCAACAATTACATTTATTTACGATGGTGCAAACTTCGTAGAAATATGTAGAGCTGTACAATCTTAATCATAAAGTTATGAACGAGCTTAAAGAAGCCCTTATAAGTCTCCCACACGTGCAAATCGTGTGGGTAGATGAAAACTCAAACTGGTATTTTCGCAAGCCTCTAAAAATTGAGGTTGTAGAAATGACAAGGGACGAGGTTCTTAATTATGGCTCACAAAAGCCTGAAAAAGAAGATACTAAAGAAATTACTACAGAGTCGAAAGACACTAAAAAGAAGTAAGAAATGGGAGATGTTGTATTCATTGAATCGAATGGAGGTTTAGGCAGAAGTTTGCCCGGTCAAGACTACATCTCAGGATTGGTTTTCTATACTGGCACATTACCTTCTGGGTTTTCTTCAACAGACAGGATTAAGCAGATATTTTCAGTATCACAAGCCGAATCGCTCGGAATACTTGACGATTACAGTGATGAAATACCCGCTACAGGAACAGTTACGCTTACTAATGTTGGCGCATTATCAGACACAGTTGTAATAAAAGTAGTTGAGCCGAATCAAACGGTTACACTTGCTTCTTATAGCCGATTGTCAACCGATACGACAGTTACCTTATTGGCTGCCAGTATTGTCGCTGCAATCAACCTGTACACGTACTTGCATGGTTATTCTGCCACTAATACGGCTGGAGTAATTACATTGACAGGAAGAAAAGGATTAGGCGTTTATCTGAATGCTGCTACCAAGTTGACGTTTACCAAAACTGGCACTATTGCAGGAAGTGTTTCGGCTGACTTTAGCGGTGGCGTAGCTTCAAAGCTTGCTGTTTACCACTATCATATTGCGGAATACTTTAGGATTCAGCCACAAGGAAATCTTTATTTGGGATTCTTTGTCGTGCCAAGTCCTTACATGTTTACAGAGCTTCAAACGTTGCAAATATTCGCTAATGGAGACATTAGAGAGGCTGCCGTTTACAAGGACGGTGCTGCATTTTCAACGGCTGATATTCAGGCAATACAAGCAATCGACAATATTTTGTTTACTAACAAAATGAAGATTGAGTCAATCCTTTATGCTGCCGATATGGTTAGCGTGACCGATTTGGCAACACTTGCGACTTTGGCTAGTTTGAATAGCAAAAATGTATCAGCAATAATCGGACAAGACGGCTATTCGGTAAATGCCACGCCAGTAGTTGACGGCATATTCACGAAAACAAGTACAAGTGGTTTAGGCTATCAATTGTTTTGTGCTTATGGAAAGTCGATCACTTGCTTAGGTGCGAGTCTTGGAGCTGTTTCGTTGGCTGCTGTACACGAAGATATTTCGTGGGTGCAAAAGTTCAGCCTATCAAACGGTACTGAATTAGCGACCCCTGCATTTGCAAACGGTAATTTGTATAAAAACATCGCTGCTGGTCTTCTTACACAGATTGACGTTTATCGTTACATATATTTACGCAAGTTTATTGGAGATGCAGGAACGTACCACCAAGACAGCCACACGGCAGTATTGCAAAGTTCTGACTACGCATTCATCGAAAACAATAGAACAATAGGTAAGGCTGAAAGATTGCTGTACAAGGCTTTCTTACCGTTCAAATCTAGTCCATTGCCTTTGAATGCAGACGGTACTATGCAAGATGCAACGGTAGCGACATTGGAAAGCACTGGAGACAATGCGCTTGCGGATATGTTGCGAAACACTGAGTTGAGCGCAAACGCTACTATTGTAGACCCTGCACAAAACGTAACTTCAACGAGTAAGGTTTCTATCCAAGAAAAATTACTCGGAGTTCCGAACGCTAAAAATATCGAAATCACAATAGGATTTGTCCTAGAACTATAATAACATGGTGACACCTGTAGTATTAATCAACGGAGTAAATTATAGCTGGATCAACGCCACTATTCCGATTTTTGGAATACCTCTTATTGGTATTACAAAGTTCATGGTGAAACGTAGCCAAGTGAAAGAAAACAACTACGGGCGTGGTGCTGAACCTGTAAGCCGTGGTTATGGTCGCAAGGAATACGAGGCTTCTATCACTGTTTATTTTGACGAATTGGCAAAGATTATCGCAGCCAATGGAGGTCAGGATATTACTGATATTCCGCCATTCGATTTCCCTTTGGTTTTGGCTGGGACGTTTGTAGGTTTCAAAAAAATAACCATCAAATCAGCGGAATTTACCCAGAGCTTGTTTGATTCAGGCGAGGGTGACACGAAGATTTTAGTTGAATTGCCTTTGATTATCGGAGGTGTAAACGGTTTGTAATGGAAGAAAAAGAATTAACCCCTTTTGAGGTTTTCCAAGAAAACGCAGAAGCCAAAAGAGCTGAACTGGAAGCTATTCATAAAGTAAAAGTAACCGCTGTTATCGTGAATGTTTCGGGCGATTTTCCTGAAAATCTGTATTCGGTTGCTTACCTAAAAGACCCTCAACGCATCGTTAAAATGAAAGCCGTTGATGCTTTAGACCAAAGTGGAACTATGGCAGGGGATATGATTTTAAATTCTTGTTTATTGCCTGAAAGCGATTCAAGGATTTTGAATGATGATCCTAAATACGACACGCTTTACATGACAATGATTGGAAAAGCTCGTGAACTTGTTACTTACTATTCCATCGTTGTAAAAAAAAATTAAACGAGGAAAGGGAAAAACTGAAAAGTAGCGAATGGGCGCAATGGGACGCATACATTCGCTACTTTTTGCATTTAGACCCCGACCAATTGGAAGAGGATAAATACTTTCAGGTTAGGGCGCAATTAGAACACGCTTTGGTAAAAATGGGAATGTTTCAATACGAATAGATGTCAGAAGTTAAGTATACATTTTCGCTACAAGACCTTGTTTCTGGGAAGCTGGATAGCCTT